CTCTTGGAGAGTCGGGACCTCAACTCTTTATGGATGAAGTCCCGAATGTTCTCGCCATCAGAAAGGTAAATCGTCATCGATTTCATCTGTGATTGGTTTTGATGGTGCTGCTGCTGATGCGATGCGGATATCCCATGCATTGAGGCTGACATAATACTTGCCATTGTACTCACGACCTCGAAGGTCGAACTTGACCTCACATTCTTGACCGACTTTGGCTCCATCCAGGAACTTCACTCGCTCATTCACTGCTTGAAATTGTACCAACTGCGGATACTTGTCCCCGATTGAGAGCACGAACTCTCTGATGTTCATCTTCTCACTTACTTGTTTGGCTTCACCAAGGTGGTGAATGGTGCCTTTTGCTTTTAGCTCTTCCATTTTTATTTGTTATTTAATTGTTCATAATATTCATGATATAGATCGGATGCTTCCTTGAGTCGAGCAACCATCTTTGCCTCGATGTCCTCATCTCTATCGTACCAAAGAGCTGTGATGCGCTTCTCTGGATTGATATGGTCGACTCTGTGGAGCTGGAGGTTCTCGTATTCGTTGAGGAATTCATCCCAAGTGGTGACCATGCAGTATATCAGCTCGGCACATGGTTTGTCATAAAGCATCATGTATGCTCGAAGCTGCCATTCATAGATTGGGTTGACTGCATCTTCAGTAAGTGCTGGGAATGTATCCAATGACCACGATGTTTTGACGTCAATGACTCGCTGCTCGATGACAATATCAGCGGTGCCAATGAGATAGTCATTCTCGATGGTGATATCATTCTTGACGTAGTTGGTAAACCTCACCGAGTTGATAAGGTTGATTGACTCCAGCTCTTGCTCTCTACCCTTCCAGATGTATTTGTTGTTGAGTTCTGTGGTGTAGTTGTAGAAGTCCTCCTTTGCACACTGCTTGATGTAGCTCTTGGCTGTCTCTCCGATGCTGTCCTTGGCTCTGCCATTGGTCATCAGCTTACCGATTTGCGATGGATGCCATTTCATAGTGCGAGAGCTTTTAGTTGTACTTCAGTGAGTGCATAGTTTGAAGCCAACTGTTCTGCGGTGTACTTGCCAGCTTCGATTGCTTCGAGTGCTGATTTGAATCGCTCTGCATTGATTGTTGGCTTGCCTTTCTGTGAATCTGCTGCACCATTGCCATCATCGTCCACAGCTTGAAGTGAGAGCAGTGACTGCAATGTACCTCTTCTGAAGTAAGTGACGGCAGCGAGCACCTTTTGTGGGTCAGTGATGACTGGAAGGCTCATGAATGATTCGATGACCTCACCTGAATCGATGTCGATGATACGAGTCACCACATCATTGCCCACCACTGGCTGCAAGAGAAGCAGTCCATGCTCGTGGAGGATTGGCTCCACCGTTGTGAGCAGCGCATTGATGTCAGCATAGCTCTTTTTAAAATGTGGATTCGTTGCATTCTTTGCAACCTTTCCAATCTGCTGCTTGGCAGCGTGTAATTTTTGCCAAATGTTCATTGGCTCTGCGAGTGTAGCCTCCGCTTTCTTTGTAGTCATAATCGTTTTTTTTGTTGTTTTGAATTGTAAATATACTGATTTATTTGATTGATTCACAAAATTGCTCATAAAATTTCAAGAATCCTTCAAAATCTTTTGCAATAACATACACACCACCAGCCTCTTCAATGGCTTTCTGGTATGCTTTCTGTGCTTCAGACTGTCTATCCTTGCCATATTTGACCTCAATCTTGACTGAACGCCCCTTGATCGTGGCGGAGATATCTGCCGAGCCTGGTGTGCCGGTTCCCTTGGTCCACTGCCCACCGATGGCGACTCCATCAGTGCGGTATTTCTTGCGATAGACTCCCATGGTATTGATTCTCTCTGCTTGGCATCCACTGAACTGAAGGAATGCGATGATTGACTTGGTCAGTGCATTGGCGGAGTTGTCATTCCATTGGTCCAGGGCAATCAGGTGTGGTGGGATGGTTGGATATTTGTCCATCTTGTGCTTGAGCTGGAGGTCTTTGAGTAGTTGTCGGTGCTGTCGTGTCATTGTTTTGCTTGTTCGTTAAGTTCATCCCAAATATCATCAGATTCTGGAGTCGGCTTGGGATTTCCCGAATCGAGAATGAAGTATCTGCCGTTGTGATTGCGTCCTTTGGTGATGTTATATCCTTTATAGTCAGCATACGATTGCACCCATTTTAGGAATCTGCGTGGCTCGAGCTCCTTGAATGATGTGAACTCGGAGGTGAACTCTTGAATCTTGCTGCCGTTGTAGTGGTACACATCGAGAGCGAGGTTGCCTTCCTCCACCCAATCAAAGAAGTCCTTGCACGTTGCCTGGATGAGTCGCTTCGCATCTGCGTTGATACTGATGGCTTTCATTAATCCATTGGTGAGGTACTTCTGAAGGTTCTTGACCATATAGTTGTCGAATCGAAGCCAATCTTCATCACCCCAGGAGTCGAATAAGAGTCGACCATACTCATCGAGTGGGCTGCGCTTGCTATGAAAGTACTGATAGAACTCCAGCTCGTGACGTCTGCGGTCATGAGATGAGCCAGCACCACTGATGACATAGTTGGTTGTGATGACAATCTTTGGTGATCGGTTGAATGGGATGAATATCTCATCCTTATTCTTTCGGTTGACGGTTATTCCCTCGGTGATAAGGCTGAATAGCTGCTCGAAGTCGAATGCTTTGCGCACATCATCGAATGCCAGAATCTGCGTGTCCAGGTTGACTCGCTGATAAACGAAATCAGACTTCGATGGATTGAAGCTCTTGCCATCAATCTTGACTACTCTGCGCAGATTGCCCAGCGCAGCCAACATGAGTGATTTTCCTGACCCTCCATTCGGGTTGTCATCGATTTCTTGGTCATTGAAGATGATTGCTTTCTGGTCAGTCTTATCCTTGAATGTATGCATCAAGTATCCAAGTGTGGTCTCAAGTGCATTGATTCTGCCTCTATCATCTGCCGACACCTTGCTGACGAAATCTTTGAAGTCATTGGTGCAGTCATCCAGTAGGGTAAAATCTCGCTCGATAATTTGATTCTCCCAAATGTAGCCATCAACATCGATGTAGCTCTTTAGCTCCACTTTATTCTTGGATATCTTTGCCACTCCATTCTTGAATGGAATATACGATGCATCTTTGCTATCCTGAAGCATCAGTATGTTGATGCTGTCAATCATATTGATGAAGTTCTCATTGAAGAGAAATGCATTCCTGGAGCAGTAGTTCCATACATCCATCTCACCCTTGCTTTGGAGATAGTTAAGCACAAAGTCCTTGATTTGTTCAGCCGATGATATCTTGACCTTGTTTTCTTTGACTCTCACAAAGGTTGGCTTCTCTGCATTCTCTGGATAGTACTTGTTAAATCCATTCTTGACAAGAAATTCAGAGTAATTGGATGGCTTGATTGTGATCGTGCCTTTCTCATTGACCGACCAAAAGATATCATCACCGGTCTGAATCTCTTTCTTGATATCCTCAATGACATCCTCTCGCACATTCAGTTGTTTCTTGATGTCATCGTCTGCGATGCCGCTCTTGAGCTTCTGACGCACTCTTTGGAATGTATCCTTGTCCTCAAAGTATTTGATGCCGTATGAGGCTTTTTTGTAAGCCGAGCGAATGGTTGTGACCATCTCTTGCTCGCTGAAGCTGGTGCCTTGAGCATACTTGGTCCAGATGTACTGTTCTGCCGTATCCTTCCCAATGCCATACTCGCAGAGTACTGCTGCTAATTTAAACACAAATTCATTGCGGCTGCCCTCCTCGAATTGACATCCATGGTCGAATCGCTCAATGAGGTTGATGATTTTGTCCTCATCGGATAGGATACAGATGGGAGTGCGCTCGGTGTAGCTGAATCCTTGGTCTTGTTCTATGCCTTCGAACACCTGGCAGAACTCATTGAAATAGATGTCAGGGTCATAGGATTCAAAGCATACCCGACTGACGTTGCTGTTCTTGGTGTCGAAGTACTCGCTCTGGAAGTACTTGCCGAATGCAGTGAATCTGCGCTTGTGCTCTACCTTATCTGATTTTGGAATTCTGATGACAGCTTTCAAGCCATTGCCAGATGGCGAGGTGAACACCATCATCACATGGGGGTCAGCAATCAGCCGCTTCCTTTCCTCCATCATTTTCTTTTTGGTTGGATATTGGTCAAAGTCCAGGATG